TGTGTGTGTTTATAGGAAAGCGTGGAACGGGTAAAAGTACGCTCGTCACGGATATACTGTATGCCAAACGTCATATACCAGTAGGGATCGTCATGTCAGCAACCGAAGAAGGAAATCATCATTACAAGAAGTTTGTGCCGGACTTGTTCATTTACGGAGATTACGATCGTGAAGCCATCGAGAGAGTTCTTGATCGTCAAAAGAAGATAGTGAGCAGTACCAGCAAAACAAATTCGAGTGCTTTCATCCTTTTAGATGATTGTATGTACGATCGTAAGTTTATGAAAGATGTGTGTATTCGTCAATGTTTTATGAACGGGAGACACTGGAAACTGTTTTTCATGCTGACGATGCAGTACTGCATGGACTTGTCACCGGATCTCCGGGCCAATGTCGATTACGTGTTTATATTACGTGAAAACGTTATACAGAACAGGGAAAAACTATACAAGTCCTTCTTCGGAATATTTCCGACATTCGAAATGTTCAATCAGGTCATGACATCCTGCACTGAAAATTACGAGTGTCTGGTACTCGATAACACGTCAAAAAGTAACAAAATACAGGACTGTGTATTTTGGTACAAAGCGAAACCACGGGACAATTTTAGAATTGGTAGTCCACAGATATGGAATTATCACAAGAAAAATTACAATTCAGAACATGATCCAGCAAATAAAGTACCCTCATCGTCAATAAAAGTTACAAAGAAGAATTAATTTAAAATCTCGTATCGCTTCTACCTCTAGGCGGTGCAAAAGTGGATTTCAAAGCTGAAAATGTCGATTTTGCTACAGTGCTGGTGGCAGATGCCTTTTTCATTTTTTTAGCCTGTTCCCTAGCGGCTTTGGCTTTGGCAGCGTTTATGCGTTTATTCGCATCTTCACGACGTTTGATCGATTTTCTATCTCCTGATGATGAGCCTTGTAAACCTGAAACTATCATCAAATCTCTTCGACCCGCCTTTACTCCTGCTTCGTACTGACTGTAGTATTTTCCTCTTTTTAGTTTCCTGAAACTTTCTCTCGTTTTGATTGGAGATCCGGTTACAACGTCGGAGTACCCTTGATCTTTAGCATCACGATTACCGTATCCGCTGGTATTGCTAAAAAACAACAAATAAATTACAAGGACGGCGATGATAAGGAGTAAAATTTTGCTACTGTTCAATTTGATTTTCATTTTTATATATTATAAAGAAATAAATATAATATATACAAAGATGCAAATATTTGTAAAAACCTTGACTGGAAAAACAATCACCCTGGAAGTTGAGTCAAGTGACAGTGTATCAAACATAAAAGCTAAAATCCAGGACAAGGAAGGTATTCCACCTGATCAACAGCGCCTCATTTTCGCAGGAAAACAATTGGAAGATGAGCGAACATTAGGTGATTATAATATACAAAAGGAGTCTACTATACACCTTGTACTAAGACTACGCGGTGGAATACAATAGGATAATTCTCAGCCCATAGTAGAAAAAAATGGAAACAATGGATCTATCTGACAATAGCGACTCGAGTATGATGACAATGATACCGAATGCCATCATGGTCGAACCTGAAAAAATTAGAGTAGAAAAAAATATAAATAACATAGAAATGGACTCCACACCTCTTTCTGAACTCATGTCTGACCCTGAAGTTTTTGACAACGCGCCGGTATCAAAAGACCCTCGAATGAATTTCAAACCTCCACCAAGTACGGCTACATCGTCGTATGTACAACCTCCTCAACCTAAAAACAAAAAACAAAAAACAGCACAATATCCATTTAATCTCACTGAAGAACAGATGGATGCACTCGTAGCAGGAGCAGCGGCTATTTTAGCTTTTTCTTCCACTGCACAAGAAAAAATAGCAAATGTAGTTCCAAGCGCATTTGATGAAGGAGGTGCACGAACTACAGTAGGTATCATAATTACTGGTATTATAGCGGCAATCGCTTATTATATCATAAAAAAATTCGCGATTTCTAAACCTCAGTCTGATTAAAATCCTCCTCTGTTCATACCACCGCCATAATTATTCATACCTCCACTGTTTGATTTTACGACATCACCTGGGTAGAATTTAAGAGGACTAGAAGGTATAACTCCACTCAGAAATATAATGAATAGAAATATAGCCGAAATACCTGCAAAATAAGCAGGCCCTGTTATTCTACTATCAGATGGATCCGATACGCGTTCTCTAATAGTAGGGTTCATAAGCATTAAAGCGGCTATACCCATCGATATCGAAGCGGCGGCAAAAACCAACGGGGGGTTCAAATGAAAATGTGATTGGTTTGATACGTACATGATCACCAAAGGGTACAGAAATATGTAACAGAGTACTTTGGCCCAAGCTGGGTTTTTCAAGAATACACTTAGAAGAGGCATGAGAAATACGACGGCCCATATGAAAAGCGTCTGTAAAATATCATTGAATGCTGCCATTATGTTTTAATGTAAGTACAGAAAATTAATCGTGTACGGTTTTACCACAGAATGGCGTTTTCTCTGGGATAGTTTCATATATACCGAGGTCTACACAGACCTGTCTCAATTTTTCAAAGTTTTCCCAAAACTCGGAGTCGTGTGAGTACACTTTTACAGTTGAATGGGCAAGTTCATGTATAAGCACGTGAAAGATTTGATTAGGTGTACCATCTATACATAATCCAATCTCACATCCTTTATTTACATTGTATCCAATTTCACCAAACCTTTTTCGAAACGCGGTTATGATGATGGGTTTCCTGAGAATTTTAAATTCCTCGGGGCAATTTTTGATTAAAATAGCGTACCTGCGTTTCACTTCGATAAGTTCTGGCGGTTCCTTGGTGTTTAGTACTATTAGACCGACAAGTACTGCAAGTACCAAAACCAAAATTAAGTTGATAATCATCTATTACTATATCAACACAAAAATAAACTGACTATAGAATTGAGAAACCATTTCCCATTTTTCCAGTGTAAATCCGAGATCGGTAAGTCCTTGTATCAACATGTCCTTGTACCCTATTGGTTCAGGTTTAGGTCCATCGTTATAAAATGGTGTATTGGCGAGATGAACGTATATCTTTTCACCAAATTTTCCGTATCCTGAGGTAGTACTCTTACGTGTTATAAAACTCCCGTCGGTATCTTGCCATGGGGTATATACTATAATTCGTTCCGAGTCGGGAATGACCCCGATCAGTTTACCACCTGGTTTTAGTTTGCTTTTTATAGATTTTATACTGTTGTTAAAAAGTGCACTGGTTTCGAATATGTAGTGCAACGAAAAATTATAGCAAATGACATCGTAGTACTCTCTATTTTTGTTGTAGCACGTGATAATGTCGCCATGTTCGAAGCGACAAGGGAATGATAACGTATCAGACCTTCGCTGAGCCTCTTGTAAGCTCGATATACTTGGGTCACACATATCAACTTTTACCTGAGCCTGCTTCCATTTTTGTAAGTCTCCTCCGGCTCCACATCCGACATCAAGTACCGTGTCACCTGGTCGGGTACAATCTAAAATAATAGATCGTTTGACATCGTTATGAAACTTACGCAGAGAAAGCATATTAAAGGTTAATAGAGTATTAACTTTATATGGCTTCCCTTGAGCAAGATTACACTACTGTACCTGGTCAAATATTCGCTTGTATTTCACTTGTTGGACCAGATTGTCCTCAGAAGAACGACAAGTTTGGACTGAAAATCCGTGGGTGTTTCGGAACACGTGATGAAGCTTCTAGTCATGCCAAACGTTTACAAAAGGAAGATGCTACATTTGATATTTATGTCGTTGATATGTACAAATGGTTACTGATCCCACCTGATCGCGATCATATTGAGGATGTTCATTACAATGAAGAGAAATTGGAAGAACTTATGACATCGTATAGAACTAATCAAGCCATGGCCGCCAAGATGTTCGAAGAGCGTAAGAAAGGTATGGCTGAAAAACCAATGGATGGTTTAGGGTTCTTGAAACCAGGCGATGAGAACTCCAAGTACTACACGAAACCTGATGAACCTCCTATCAGTCATCCAGCGGATATACTTGAGAAATTGAAACAAGAAAGACCAGATGCACCTATAGAAGAACTCGTGAAATTAGCGGATGAGCAAGTGAAGGCTGAAATTGAAGAACGACAGAAACAGCGAGAAAAAACTCTTGAGTAAACTCAATGGGGAATATATCAATCGTACTTAATATTATCACGTTGTCTCTCGTACTGTTTATGATATTCAAAGATACACCTGTTATAAAAAGTGAAAAACCGGCAAAAAAAATAGAAGATACACTGACCGTAAAAGCTTCTCAAGTTTTTACATCATTATTATCAGATGATAATGTAGCTGCATCTAACCGATCGGAACAACCGGTTAATACAAAAGGTGGTACAGGTGATTTTACAAATTTCGACACCGTTGATTACGAGATCGAAAAACATATTGTTACCTATAGTATTTAGTTTACTGCCTAATTATAACCGGTTGCATGGTTTTACCCATGAAAAACCCAAGAATGAAGGTTACAAAGATAAGTATATATGCCGTTCTGTCTAAATTTCCAAATAAATCAGGTGTTTGTGGATTACTAACCATTTGTTGCTGCGGTTTGTAATATATATATTCAGGTTCGCGTTCGCGAGGTTGTTCCTGGATAAAGGATTGCGTTTCATCGTCATATGGTTCTTCCATTGTTATTAAGGTAAGTCAACTCTTTTTTAATACATATTTTACTCATCTTCATCTTCATCATCGTACGTTACAAAGTTACTAAGGTTTCCATGTTCATCGGCGTCTGAATCGGTATCACTTTCCTCTTCGTCCGTTTCAGATTCGATTTCTTCTTCACTTACATACTCTTTATCGGTATAATCGTCCGTACATACTTCGACTGGTTCATATCGGACTGGTTTTTTGACTTGACGGCCGTATCGTGTAGTTGTTATGATTTCAGTATTCATTACTACTTAAGTATACTGGTATAAAATTCTTTTTCGTTCTTAACGCTTCTTTGAGGATGATGGCCTCAATTTGTTCGGCTACACTTTGTATATCTTCATCGAGATCGTACTGTGGTACATATAAAGCCAAATTTCTCATATTTTCGAGGGCGTTCGATAAATGATAACTGGCCATTTCGGGGTTTTCCAAAGTATTGTCACACAACTGCAAGTTGTTGACGTACTGTAGATAAAGATCAGGTTGAACACCGGAATACTTTTTGAATTTGAGTTGGGCACTGCGTACCACTTCATTCGGAATACTCTCAGCTGGTAAATAGACTACAAAGAGCACGAGGAGGACGGCTATGAGGCACAGTGTGAAGATAAACATTGTCTCGTATGCTCTTATTACCTGTAGCACCGAACATAATTTCACATATTTTATCCGGAACACGGTGCTTACGACCTGTGTATTTCTCACACTGATCGTCGTGGCATCGTTGACATATGGTGCGTTCCTTACTGTTCACTTCGAACCACACGTGATTGGAATTGTGCTG